TAGGGGATGGTCATTTCGACCACCCGTACCGCTTCGCCAGCAGATACCAGCCCTCGGACGCCATCAGCGCCAGCGCGCCGACAAGCTCGGGATCGGTGAAGATCCACAGGTCGCCTTCGTCAGCGTATCCCCGGCCAATCAGGTAGCCGCCAAAGATGCGCAGGCCGATGCGGATGAAAGGTGCGAGATTGGTCATTTCTTGCCTCCAAACAGCGCCAACAGCGCCTTGAACAGATCGGCCCAGAAGCTGGGCGCGGTCGATGGATTGGTGACCGGCGTGGGGCGCAGAAACAGCGCACGCTCGGCAGCCCGGCGACGTTGCAGGCCCCGCAGAACCTTGCCGCCAGCCTTGTTCCACAGCAGGATCGCGTCAGCCGCCTTGGCCTTGTTGCCCTCGTTGAAGTGGCGCAGCGCAGACGACCGGCTGAACGCCCCCGGCCCGATGTTGTAGGCCAGGGAGACGAACGCCCCGAACTCGTTGGAATTGATCGGCGCCGAAATCATGTTGTCGATCTGGTCGGCAAACTTCTGCACCGCCTGTTCGAGGTAATATTCTGCCTCGGCCTCGGTGATGGTCATGCCGGGCACGGGCACGATGCCGACCCCCGCCGCTGCCGTGGTGCCGTACCCGATGGTCAGCACGCCCGCCGCGTCGGTGTAGGTGTGAAGCCGCAACCCCTCGAACTCTTTGATGAGGTCGATGGTCGCGCGATTGATGGGGCGCATAGCTTGCCCTCCTATCGGCTGGGCCAGAAGCCGAACCGGACGGTCGGCAGCGGGATCGGCTGGCCATCAGGGCCAAGCACGTTGTAATGGGTGGGGCGCTCGGCTTCCTCGCACTCAACGTCAGCGCAATAGCCCTCGCCGGGATCGAAGGATTCCGACCATTCGTCACTTGTCATGCGGAAGCGCATAGCTTGCCCTTTCGGCTGGTTTTTGATATGGGGAGCGGGCGCGGCGGCGTGGAAGGACACGCGGCAATAGCCTAGGCGGCGAAAGCAAATGCCGGGTGAGCGACCGAGCGAGAAACCTGCGGTGAGCGACGGCGGTAGCCACAGGGAGTAGACCAGAGCCGGTATCAAGCCCGGCCCGCGCATGTTCTTTAAGGGGTGGCCTGTTACCGGCCCTGCTGCTGGACAATCTGGCGAAGCAAGCGGTTCATTTCGAACTGCTGCGCCTTCACCTCAGACAGCGTTTCCTTGATCGCGCGGAAATCCGCACCTTGTGTGTTTGTCGTGCGTTCAAGGTCTCGCAGGCGGGTTTCGTGGTCTTTCAGGACGCCCGTGTTGTTCTGCACGGACGTTTGCATGACGAACCAGCCGCCCGATAGCGCTAGCAACAGGACAACCACCTGAATGATGTTGCCCAGAGAGATTTGCGGGGTGTATTTGGGAGCCGTCATACGCTTACGCCTGATACACGATCATGCCGTCAAACTCATACACAGCCGTCGCCGTGCCGTCGTTCGTCGGGCTGGTTCCGCCTGTGAACAACCGCGCCTGGAATGTCCCTGAGTTGTCGCGGAACTGGTTGCTGGCTGCGGGGCCGACCGAGTTTGCCACGAAGGACGTGGGGGCTATGAAATCCCGCGTGGTCGTCACGGTCGTGCCGTCGTAGGTCAGGCTGATCGTGCCCGCGCTGCCCAAATGGTCGCTGCCGTCCTTTGCGGCTGTCACGGTCACCCGGCCACCGGAGCAGTCGATCATGGACGGCGTGGTGAACAGGTCAACATAGGCGTTTGCCCCGCCCGTCACAGCAATATCGCGCGTGGTAATCTTGGCGTTGGTAATTGCGAAAATCCCGCCCGACAACGTGGACACCTGAAACAGGTCGCCGCAGTATTTAACGAAGTTCCGGCCCACGCCCGCCGTGGTCGTGGAGTTCACCGACCCATAGGCGTATTTGCATTGGTCGATCACGTTGGTGTGCACATCTGCTGAGGCCGTGCCGTTGTGAACGTCCACGCCGACACCGCACAGCGACACGATGTTGCCGGTCACAAGGCTGGCCCGCTCACGCCCGCCACAGGTCAGCCCCACGCCGAAGTCCTTCACGATGTTGCCTTGGATCGTGATCCGGTCGGCCACGCCGTCCGCGTTGGTCACCACGTATATGCCGTTATTGCCCGTGAAGCCTTTGGTCGGGTCCGCGAACAAGCTCACGTCGTCGCCGTCAGAGCGCCCGAGCGTGCCGGTCAGCGCGTTGTTCGCGATGATGCATTCAGCCGACCCGCCGAACACCGCAATCCCGCGCACCGCGTTTTTGATCGCGTTGCCCGTGACAATGCAACGATTGCCAAGGTTTTCGAGGTGAAAGGCGTAGTCCTGCGCATCGCCTGTGCCCGAGCCAAGCCCGCCGTAACCATCCGTCACGTTGTCCAGAATGTGCACATCGGCGGCGTTATCGAAGCTGACCGCGATGGCCCTGTCACTGGTTTCCCCGGCGTATTCGAAGAAGAAGTTACCCGCGACCCACACGCCCTCCCAAGGCTGGGTTGCCCCGCTGGTGGCAAAGTCGCTGTTGATCGAAATCGCCGTTTTCCGGGTGTTGGAAAACAGGTTGTTGCGAATATGAGCGCCCTTGATCTTATTTCCGCCGTTGCCAAAGTTGTTAGCCGAGAACACGCCCAAGAGAACGTGATGAATGTGGTTCCGCTCGATGTAGAGGCCCTGAACGTCAGCGGTGTCAGCAATCTTGATGCCGCTTTCCCAATCGCTAGAGGCGTTGTCCGAGCATTCGATTTCGCTGTCGCAGAACGCCAGATCAGTGCCCGAGGCGATCAGAACGAAGGGATAGCCCTTGATTGTCACGCCCTGAACCCGGCCAGCCGCGCCGCGAATTTTCACGGCCTCTCCGCTGTCGTCGGTATCGCTGGAAATGATCGTGCGCCCTGACCCAGCGCCGCGCAGGGTGAAGCCGTTCACGTCCAGACTGCCGGATGCCGACTTGTCGAATTTGAACACCTTCGGACCCATGTGCAGGTCTTCGCCGGTCGTGGTCGCATAGGCCGCCATTTCGTGCATGGCCGCTGTCATTTCGGTGGTGCCCGGGGCCGAGTTCGTCTTGGAATGCTCGACGTTCAGCGGCGGCAGCGGCAACCAATCGTCCAGATCAGCCAGCACCCGCGCGCCGGTCGAATAGGCGAAGTTGAGACCTCCCGCCGTCACCCGCAGGCCATCGGTCAGGCCCGTGGCTGTCGCCTTCCACGTCACGAAATCGGCGCGCGTGTCGAAACCGGCATAGCGATCGTGCACATGCGCGGAGGGTGGGAACGTGCTGGGCTTGTTGGTCAGTTCTTCGTAATCGGTCGTCCCTGCCGGTCCCTGCGGGCCAACAACAACGCCGGTTTGAAGCGTCAGGGTGCTGACGGTCGTGGTCATTTCGTCACCTCGCCGGTAAGGATGATTTCGAAGGTCGGGGTGCGCACCGTGTAGGTCGAGGCCTTGTACTTGATGTCGCATTCCAGCGACCCAAGCGGCCATTTGGCGGTGTCAGCCGATAGCAGGTAGGTGCCCGCGCCGGGAACGATGCTGGAAACCGTAAGGGCCTCGTAAAAGCCGCCAAGGCGCACAGCGGCGGTGATTTCCACCTCGCTCAGATCAACGCTGGTTTCGGTGCAGGGCAGATTCAGCGTCGTGCCACGCTTGAGTGTCAGGAAGCTCACGGCCAATGCACCACGATGTTGATGCCCGCGTAGTCGATTGGCACGTTGCTGAAATTGCGCACCACAATGTCGAAGCCGGTGGTGGCCTTGTTTATAACGTTGGCGAACAGGCGTTCGTCGCCCGTCCCGACCCGCTCAACGTCCAGATGCACGATGAAGTTGGCCGTGTTCAGCGCGCTGGTGAAGGTGACCGAATAATTGCCGGTGGAATTCTTTGTTACCGAGGCCGCGAAGCCCTTGCGCCGCGTCCATGAGGGTGTCCCGGTGCCGTCAAGAATGCCGATGGCCGGGCGGTAGCTTTCAATCAGGGCGGTGACATAAGCCGCAGTCGATTGCTGCGAAGGTGGGCGCGTGGCGCTGTCTGTTGCGAAATCGTCCTCGTCGATCACGTCCACCAGCGCGGCCCCGCCCAATCCAAGCGTGGTGCGCTGTGCGGCTGCGTTGGCATCATCCAGCAAGGCCAGCCCCGCCGCCGTGAGGTCGAACATGGCAACCGTGTTGGCGCCCGTGGACATAAGCCCCTTATCCGCCGCCAGCGTCAGCCCGGCCAACGAGGACAGGTTGGCATTCTGCGCCTGAACGTTGGTGCCGATTTCCAGCCCGAAGTTCGTGCGCGCGCCGGATGCCGAGGATGCCCCCGTGCCGCCCGCAACCACCGGCCTTGCAGCGTTGGCGTCTGCAACAAAATCCGCCACCATGGCGTTATATTTGGACGACGAAATCGGGTCATTGCTGACCGCCGCCGTGCCGGGCGCACTGGAAAACACCCCAGAGCCATTTCTCGGCATCTGCTCACCTCATGTTTGGGGATTGAAAAGCGCACAGGAAAACCCCATCCTCTCGGGATGGATTTCATGTACTGGATTCAGATTGTTGCGGCGGTGATGATCGGGAATGCGTTCACCGCATCCGTCATCTTCTTCTTCGTTTTCCTGTCGAAGCACCCGGCGAACAGAGAAAATGACATCAGCAAGCTACCGCTGTGGGTCTTCCCATTCCTTCTGGTTCCGCTGGCCTTTGCCTTCTTCGTGATCCGGGCGTTGCCGAACTAGATTCCACCGGCTTGGTTGCGGCCTGCATTCCTCAGCAATGCCTCAAGCATCCGGCGCCGCAGCAATTCGGTGCCCTGCGTCTGAATGGCCTTGCCCATGGCCTGCCGTGGGTCTTGCGACATGAGCGCCCGCGCCATTAACAGCCGCGTGGCTTCGTTCTGGCCGGTCAGCGTGGGCGCAATGGCCTGAACCGTGTTGGCGATGGCGTGGCCGACGTTGCCAGTCGCCAGTGAACCGCCGATGCCGGTGGCCTGCTGCGCGATTTGCCCGGCGTTGTTCATATCTTCGAGGTTGTCAGCCGTCCGCGACCCGCCAAGCGCCTTGTTCTGGGTTTCCCACATTGTCGTTTCGCGCGCCATGCGGTCGCGGAACAGGCGCGGGTCAATCGCCATGGCGTCGGCCTCGGTCTGGGCCTTGGTGCTTTGGAACGGTCGGGCCTTGTTCGACGTGGGGGCGCGGTTCGCTTCAATCTGCGCCAACGCCCGGTCGCCGTAGCCGATCCGCGCTGCGTTCTGCTGGGCGGGCGTCATAGCGCCGAACTCGGACGTGGTGTCAATCGCCCGCCGTCCGGGGCGCATCATGTCAGCGCCCTGATCCACGGCGTCGATGACCCGGCTGGCTTCGCGGAAGCCGTCATTTGCGACCCTGTAGCCGTCGCTGGCGTCCTCCAGAGCACCGTCCAGCGCGTCGGCCAGCTTGCCCAGCTCTCGGGCCTCGTTGCCACGTCCTGCACGTACAGCGGCCCCTATGGCGTCCTGCACGTCCTCCTTGACGCCCAGCACGCGATCGAAGTCGCTCAACTCGATACTGTCCACGCCTTCGGGGGTATCATTGGCTGCCAGACGGCGTCGAAACGACTGCAAGCGCCCGTCGATGCTGTCGCCTGCAATGTCCACGCCCTGCATTCCGCCGATCCGCGCGTCGATGATGCCCACGGCGTCCCGCACGTCCACAGGCGCCGAGTTGCCCCGGGCTGCCGCATAGGCTTGGTCCGCGGTTGCGTCGCGGGATTGGGTCAGGCTGTCGCGGGTCTTTGCCGCGCTCGATCCGTTCAGGCCAAAGCCCTCATCAACGAACCCAGCCACCCGGTCGCCCTGGTCAAGCTGTCGCTGGGCCAGGTATTCGGCGATCTCGTCGCCTGCATCCCCACCACCGCGCGCCAGACCGCTTGCACGGCGCTGACCTGTGATGCCCATGGCATCCATTGCGCGAAACTCGGGTTGGCCCTGTGCGGCGGCTTCTGCGACATCCTGCGCTATATCATCGAGGCTTTTGCCCGACTTGCGCACCGTGTCAGCAATTGAACGGTTGGCGCGGGCTGTGTTGCCGATATTCAGCGCGCCAAACGCTGGATCGCTAGTCATGCGCCAAAGCTTGTTCACGGACCCTATCGCAGCCGGGGCTGCACCACCGGCAAGCGAACCAAGAAAGGCGTTCTGCAAAGCCCCTGTCGCGCGATCTGCCATCCCCTCGCCGTTGCCAGCCCCGTGCAAAGCACCCTCAGCACCGCCAAGGCCCACAGACCGCGCAAACGTGCCCATGGGAGTTGCGCCGGTCGCCAGCGGTGCGGCTGCAAGTGCCGGAACGGTTGCCCCGGCCACCTGGCCTGCCGTGTACATGGTCGGTTCGGCCTGTTGGCGGCGCTGATGGTCTGCGCGCACCCGGTCGCGGTTGGCTGCATAGCGGTCCGAAAAGCTGCCCGAGTAATCGAACACATCGGTGCCGCCATCTTCCCGGGGAACGGCGCCCAACGCCGCCGACAGTGCGCCCAAGCCCTCGTCCACAAAGCCCATCGTGGCACCGTTCTGCGCCCCTGCGAACATCGCCCGCGTCTTTTGCTTAAATTCGTCAACAGCCTGCGAGTTGGTACTCACCCCGCCTTGGGGGTCAGAAGCCCGAATACGGGCTGCCAGCTGCCTGCGGCGAAGGTCTGCGCGGCGTTCTTCCGGCGTCATAGGCCAAGCTCCTTCATCCGGGCTTCCAAGGCGTCCATCTGCGCGTCATTCAGGCTGCCAATGTCCACCTGCCCGATGTCAGCCTTGGACATGGTGGAAAAGTCTGGCCCGCCTTGATTTCGGGTTGCCTCAAAAATTCGGTCGCCCGCGTCGTTACCGTGAACAATCCGCAACAGCGTGCGTTCGTAATCCGCCAAATCACGCAGGAAATTAGGGCTTGCCGGGTCCAGCGCACCGGACTTGTCGGCCAGTATCGCGCTTTCCTTATCGGTCACGCTGCCAAGGGCGCCGCCTGTCGGGCTTGCGGCCCGCATGGCGTTCAGGTTCTCAATCTTGGCGTTGGCGGTCATAACCTCGACCTGCCGGTACACCTCTGCATTGAGCGAACTCGGGTTCCACGCCGCCACCGAACCGGCCAAGCCGCCTACCATGCGCTGTTCTGCCGCCTGCCGCGCCCGCTGGGCTGCGGTGGTGATAATGCTGGTGGACGTTTCGCGGTTGTTGGCCTGCTGCTCGTCCTTCTTGGTGCTGTCCTCTGGTCCGCCGGGGATTGCGGCCATGCGATAGCCTGCCGGGGAAGTCGGGTCAGGCACAGCAGCATAGCCCTGCGGAATGGTGCCGATCTGCGATTGCGGCCCCGTGTCGCCACCCACGTTGACAGTCGTTGCCCCGGCCTTGCGGCTTTGCAGGTTCCAGTCGTTGAACGAAAGCGGCGTCTGGCCTGCTTCCTGCGCCTGCCGGGCATAGAATTGGTAATTGCGCTGATCGGCGGTTGGCTCGGGTGGCTGGTTCAGGCGCTGCTGCGCCATGTCCACTTGCGCCTGCTGGTACGGGGTCATTTTCCCGATGCCGTCAATTTCGGCCTGCATCTTCTGCATCTGCATCTGCCGCAGGGGGTCATTCGCCTGCATCTGCTGTTGCAGGAGCATTTGCAACACGCCGCGCTGTGCATCGCTGGCCCGGGGATCGGATGCCATGGACAGCAACATGGGCGTGCTCATGCCGCCGCTTTGCCCGTATTTCGCGGCCCGCGCTGCTCGGTGCTGCTCTGCTGGGCGCAGAAAGTCGTTCACAATGGCCTGCGCCGCCGATCCGGCGTCTTGCGATGCCATGATCCGCTGCGCCGCTCGGGCTTCTGGCCCCTGCAATTCCTGCACAAGGAAATCCATCTGCATGTTCGGATCGTCCACCGGCACGCCACGTTGGGCAGCGAAGGCTTCCAACGCCTTCCGGCGCGGCCCGGTCCATTGCGCCAACCCGAAGCCGCCGCGCGACCCCGGAACAATCGGGTTCTGCTCGTTGATGCCGGGATTCAGCCCGCTTTCGTCCTTGAAATTCATCACGAAGCCGTCGGCCACATGCTCGGGAAGGCCGCGCTTCACCAGCCCGTCGCGGATGAATGCCCCCATGTCGTTCGGTGTGCCCATGTCATAGGCCTTGCCGCCGACAGTCTCGGTGTTGCTCTGCGGCGCCCCGGTCTGGCCCACGGGATAGGCGCGGTCCATTGCACTCTGGGGCTGCATCGGGGCTTCCATAGGCTGCCCGCCGAAACCGCCAAGCGCGCCGTTGAACAGCAGCCCGAACTTGTCCTGCTCGCCCTTGATCTGCCGCCCCAGCTTCTTTGCCAGCAGCGCCCCGGTGATTGACTGCGCAGCGCTGTTCAGCCCCTCCATCGCCGTCTTGGGGGTGCCCTGCCCGCCGCGCGCCCAAAGCGCCTGCGCAATCGACTGGCGGCGTTTCAGGTCGTCGTATGTGGTGCCTTCGCTACCACCAAAGGCGAATGAAAGTGCCATGTCAGCGCCCCAATGCAATACCGTAGTTGACGTGCTTGATGCCGCCGATTTCCTCGACCGCCTCGGGCTTTTTCTTCTCAACCTCTTGGGCGATCAGACCCATCTGGATCGGGCCACCGGTCTTATACCTGTAAGTATACACGGCATCCCCGTCGTCGGTCTTGCCGACCTTCTTGATGTCTGTCTTGGTGCGCCGGTCGGACATGATGGCCGCGCCGCCGAGGGTGCCGCCAAGCTGGAACAGCCCTCCGAGGGCGCCACCGCGCAATGCGTTGTCCTGCTGCCACGCGGCAAGCTGCTGCTGGTAATTCTGGTTAATAAGCCCGGCGTTGTCGGTCGTCGGGATTTGCGCCGACTGGTTCACGTTGTATCCCGGCATGGACACTTGCGACCCCGACAGCAGCGCTGAAATCTCGTTGATCGGCTGGTTTCGCTGGGCTTGCAGCTCCTGGAATGCCTGCCCCCGGCCCCGCAGCGCAAGGTCACTATATGCTGCATCCTGGCTGGACCGCATTTCCGACAGGGCGCGGTCATAGGCTGCCGACCCCAGCTTGATGCCCTGATTGCTCAGGCGCGTCTCAAGGTCGTCCCGCTGGCGCTCAAAACGTGGATCCAGCGTGCGCGACCCGAGGTCAAACAGGCGGCTTTCAATCTCGCTCGTATCGGCCTGCCACGGCTCGGACATGTAGTCCTTGAGAAAGCCCGACTGCTGGTTGCCAATGTCCGACAGGTTCTGCTGGGTGGCTTGGTTCGTGTCGTAAATCTGCTGGGCAGCATCGGACAGCTTTTCCGTCGCCGTGTAGGTCGGCAGCTTGTAAGTCTGTTCGGTGTAGGGATCGGTGAAGCTGTACGTGCCCGTCTGGTCATACGTCAGCGTCGATCCATCGGCGCCGACACGGTTCACGTTGCCCAAAGCGTTGTTCGCCAATGCCGTTGCCACGCTTGTGCCGGTCTGGGCCGCGCTGGTTTGACGCGGATCAGGTGCCGCAGGTGCGGATGATTTACCCATGCTGAATCCTTCCAAATTTTCCGCTGCGCCACGCCTCAACGGTCAGGCAGGTCACGATTTCGTCCTCGTCCCGCCCGCGCATCCGGGGCAGTACGATTTCCGTGCCCCCGAGGGCCTTCCAGATACGGCGCACCGGGGCGTTGTGTTCTGATGTTCGGGAAACCACCATCTGGCACCCGATCTGATCGAAGGGGTAGCCGTAGATAGTCTGAATCACGCTCTTGTTCGTCCAAGCCCGGTCAAGCGCCGCGCTGGACAGTTCGATTACCGCTCCGGGCGGGTTCCAGTTGTGATAGACGACACCGGCCACCAACTGGCCGTCCCGCTCAAAGCCGATTGCCACGCACTCGCCAAAGCCGCGTTCACATCCAGGGATCAACCCGGCCACGAAAGCGGCAACCTCGGGTGAGCGCCCATAAACTGGTTGGATCACCCGACCGGCGCCCCGGTTTCAAACAGCACATCGGCACTCAGAAACTCGATGTTCGGGCGGTTTTCGCTGTCGCTGGTGATCTGGAATTGCGGGATGATGGTTTCCCCCACCTTGCCCTGAGATACCCAGCCTGTGGTCGTTACAGGGGCCTCCACGGGGCTTAGGCTGGCGCTATCCCACGTCGCCACGTCCCACAGGCCCACATCCCATACCGCGCTTGCCGCAACGGGGTCGTCAGCAGCGTCGGGCACAGCGGGGAAGTCCACGATATAGTTGGTGCTCATCGAAAGCTGCGGGGTGAATTCGTTGACGGCTGCGAAAGTCGCGCGAAGGCCGTTCACCACCTTTGTCACAGCCCCGACGCCGAGGTATTGCGGCGAATAGGCCCAGCTTGCGGTGTAGGGCGCGCCGTCGTCGCTGCCGCCCCGTTCGCACTGGTAGATAAATCCGTCCGTTGCCCCGAAATACAACTGTCGCCCGAAGATCGTGGCGCATTGCGCATCCCAGCCGGTGTATTTGCCCCACCCGCCAGTCGCGGAGTTGACCACGAACAGCTCGGACTGCGAAGTCGGCATGATAACAGCCACCATTTCCTCGCGCGGCCACTTCACCACCTGCCACGGGGTGGCTGGCTGGTATGCCCGCATCTGCGCCGACCAGCTTGGCTGAATCGGGCGGCTGATTGCCGACAACTCCAGAATGCCAGGGTCTTTTGCCATGACAGCGGACAAGGGGATCAACCCGCCCTCGGTGGCGAAAATCAGGTCGCCGCCCGCCTTGATATGCGCGTCCTGCCCGAGCGGCGGGGGCATCTTGTACACCCCGACAATCGCCCATTCCGCAGCCGATGCCGGGTTCGTGCCCGCGTACACCGCCACCTCGCCCTGATCTGACACGAAAACCACGCGGTCGTCCATGCCGTCGCCGCTGTCCTGCGACCATGTGGCCCCGAACAGCAGGTTGCCGCCCAGCTTGAACACGCCATCGAGCGAGAAATCGGCCGCCGCGCCGCCGATGCTGTCAACCGGCAGATACCATGCGGTTCGGGTGCCCTTCTCGATGAACCACAGCCGGTTCTTGTGCAGCCAGACATAGCGCAGGCCTGACGTGGTGACGCCGGTAATCGCCGGGGTGGACGCTCCGTTGATCGCTGTCCAGCTTGAGCCGTCGTAGAGTTGCGCCTCGTCTGTGCCATTCACCGCGTAGAGATACTGTGTGGCTGCCGCCCCCATCATCGCCACGCTGTATAGGCCCGAAGTCTGGCCGGTCACGTCGGCAGTCGGCACAGAGGCCGGGTTCAGCGCCGACACATCGTAAATATCCGTGTCTGAGGCCGCGAACAGCTTTTCAGTGCTGGCCGACCGGAAGACAAACGCGCTCACCACCGGGTCGCCGATGGTCGCCACCTTGTACGAACCACCCCGCACCCGCACGCCGCGCGTGGTCGGGAATACGTTGGTGGCCCGGATCAGCCCGTCCTGCTCGGACAGTGCCGCGCCCTCCAGCAGGCCGCGTGTGGGTGCCGCAAGCGTCAGTGTTTGCGCATTGCTGGCCGGGGCGGCTGTCGGCGGCTTTCGCCCCCCGCCCTGCACCCGGGATTTGCGCACATCGATCGTGTTGCGCGGCTTGGTCAGTATCATGCGCCGCGATCCGCGAGAATGGCCGCATCAAGATCGGATTCAAATTCGGCCATGAGGTCTTCGTAGTCCAGCCCCTTCTGACGACGCCAGCGCCACACGACACCACGGGCCAGCAGGTCTTCGGAAAACACGGGCTGGTCGGCGTTGTCGGTCACAGCCGCCTTGTTGCCCAGCCAGTTCTTGCTGACGTAATAGAACGTCGCGCCGCCTGCCGGGATTTCCGACGAAAACAGCACGCCGTTTTGAAAGATGTGGTAATAAAGCGCGTCGGACGGGTTCGACACCAAAAACTGCCAAACGGTCGTGTCCGTGATGGGCCGGATTGGAAGGCCGCTGGTGACTTGCAGGATTGCCCCGCCGTTTGCCATTTCCTGAAAGTCGCCCGGCAGCGCGTAGGCTGTCGCGGACGCCGGGATCGTGTCGTAATTCAGCGACCCAGCCCATTGCGCCCGGGTGCTGATGTCCTTGCCTGCCGCGTCGATCAGGGCGCGAATTTGGCGCATCTGGAAGTCGCTGGACGAAATATCCGGCGCCAGAACGTCAAGCCCGCATTCCGCCAAGATGCCGGGGAGAATGTCACCAATGCTCATGGATGGTCACCCGGAATAGCGGGCCGCTCACCGCTATAGCGCAGCGTGCGATCGGCAATCTTCTTTCGATCCACCAGCGATTGCAGGTATTGGGCCGCACTTGCCGCCTTCTCGCCGTCAAGCTGTTCGAGGTAGAACTGCTTCAGAACCGCCGCGATGTAGATTTCCGGGTGGTTCAGCAGCAGCCAGTTGTTGCTGCCCCCGGTGATGGTCGTGATCGGCTCGTACTCAAATGGGCGAAAGTGCTGCATCAACTCGGTTTCGGCCTGCGTGACGTACTGCGCCGCGCGCAGCGTGAAGCCCTGAAACTTCGTCCGGTTGGCGAGTTCTGCGACCAGTTCGGCGTAGTTCATACCCGGCCCCCCTTCATCCGCCATGCCGCGTTGTCGCTGTCATTCAGCCACTTCTGCATGAACCGTTGGTCGCCCTGCGTCTGGGCCTCGGCAAGCTGCTCGTAATACAGGTTCAGGGGCACAGAGGCGACCGGATCGCCCAGCCCCTCGGCTGCCTTCCTGCCTGCAAACTCGGCCTGCGCGGCCTTGTTGCCCTTGATGATCTGTTCCGCGTCGTGATCGGTGCGATAGATGGTCTTTTGCCCGTCGAAATAGCACCACGTCGTGCTGCCGGTGAGGGGGTTGTGGTCGAACAACTCCCACCCGTTTTCATCGCGGAAACGCGCCATTGCGGCTTACTCGTCGCCCGGCAGCGGATCGGCCCGCTCGGCTGCGCCTGCCTTGATGAGGTCTTTGGCGGTCTGGATCTCGAAATCGGCTACCGAACCGGCGGGCTGGCGGTCTCCATTGTGGTCCCAGGCATCGCGGATCAGCAGGAGCGGTGTGGTTTTCGGCCCCTCGTCATCGTCGATGGCTTCCAGATACCCGGCGTCAATCAGCACTTGCGCGATCTCGGCCTTCTTCTGCGTGGTGTCGATCTTCACGTCGTTTTCTCGCGCAAGCGCGATCAGGTCGTCTTTGGTCATGGGGAATACCTCGGGTGGGTGCGAAGACGGGGGCCGAAGCCCCCGCCGATTGGCTTAGGTCGAAGCCGTCAGGCCGTAAGTGTCAGCAATGACGCCCAAGCCCTTTTCGTTGGTGACGGCAAGCGTGCCCTCGCCCACCAGCGCGTGCTTCTTGCTGTCGCCGGTCTTGGCAAGGTCCTTGTCTTCCTGGATCTTCCGCAGCCACTTGAAGGACAGCTTGGAGGTATCGAGGAAGTACACGTCACGCGCCATCGATGCCGACATGCTCATGATGTAGTTGGGAACAACCGAGACGGTGCCAAAGTCGCCCGCGTAGATCACGGCGTTCGACTTG